GCCGGGATGCACGCGGTGCAGCCAGTAGCCGACCGGCTCGCCGGCTTCGCCGAGGGCGATGCCCTGGATGCTGGCGGTGCCGTCCACCATCCCGTTCCGGGCGGTGTCGAGGTGATCGCTCTCCAGCACCTGCAGCCGCAGGCCGATCGGGTTCGCCGGCGAGGGAGCAGTCATCAGGAAGCGCACGAAGCACTCGCCGCTCTCGACGACGGCGCGCATGACCAGGGCCTGGAGGCCATAGAGGTCGAGCCGACCCTCGGCATCGCACGCGGTGCTCTCAGCCCAACGCCGCCAGGCATCGGCATGGCGCTGATCCGGCCAGCGCGTCGTGATACCGGCGCCCACCGCATTGCCGGTCCAGAGGTCGACGATGCGGCTGGCGTAGGGATCGTTGCGGACGGCATCGCGGGCGCGGCGCGCGACTGTCGCCGCCGCCATGCCAACCTCGGCCGTCGCGCTGCCGCCGGAGGGCGCCCAGGCAGAGGCACGCCCGTCCTGCGCCGCGGCATACCCCCGTAGCGCATTCCACGCGTCTCGAAGGCGGCCCATTACCTGCTTCCCTCGCGCGAGAAGCTGGCCAGCGTCACGGACGGACGGCGGGCCGCCGTCATCTCCGCGCCGCGCAGCACCGCCAGCGCGCGGCCGAGCTCGTCGAGGCTGCGGTACTCCACGGTCCGCCCATCGAAGGTCACACGCGTCGTGCCCCCCGTGTAGGCCGCGGCGAGCGCGGCAGCACGGCTGCCGGCGGGCTGCGCCAGCGCCCAGGCGAGGACGGTCGGGTCCATGCTCGTCCTCCCTTTAGCGCAGCCAGCCCGAGCGCGGCGCGAGCCAGCCGCGCGGGCGGTGGGTGGCAGTCGCGACCTGCGGTGGTGGCAGAGCGACATTCCCGCCGGCGGGAAGCTCGCTCGTTTGCACTGGGGCGTTGGCGACCTGCTCGCGCAGCTGCGCCCAAAAGCGCTCGCCGTATCGGTCGGCGCCGAGCAGCCAGAGCGCCGCGCGCGCCAGCACTGCGCAGTCCAGCGCCTCGTTCCTCTCGCGCAGCTTCGCCCATTCCTGCCGCGCGAAGCCGCGCCGGTCCTTCACCGTGTGCAGCTGTTCGGCGACGAGCTGCTTCACCCACTCCGCCTCGACCCCCTGCGGCAGGTGCACCCAGCCGGGCGGGAACGCCGCCGCGTCGCCGCGGCCGATCCAGAGCCGGCGATAAAGGTCGGCCTTCCAGGTGGAGACCGAGACGGTCCAGAGCTTCAGGCCGCGGCGCAGCTTGCGGCCGTCGACGAGCGCATCGACCGGCGTCGGACCCTGGACCGGCTGCGCACGGTTCCAGCCGTCCACGCCCTTGGTCGGCGCTATGCGCGGGTCGTGCAGCCGACGCAGGTGACCGTAGACAGCCGCGGTGTCGCGCCCGCCGGTGTCGACGCAGAGCCGGGCGATGCGGATGCTGCCACCGCCCTGTCGCGGCCAGTCCCTGGCCAGCAGTTTCGCGAGCGCGTCCCACGGCTCCCGCTCGCGCGGGCTGCCGGGGATCACGACGTGATCAACCAGCCAGGAGGTGTATCCCTCCGCCCAGCCCCAGACGTCGCACTCGAGGCGATCGTCCTGGACGTCGACACCGGCAGTGAGGCACAGCGCGCCGGCGGGCACCACGCCCATCCGGAACTCCTCCCGCCGCTCGACCAGCCGCTCCCAATCCGGCACCTCGCCCCGCTCCTGCCAGGTCTCGCCGAGCACGGTGTTCCGAAAGGTCTTCAGGTCCTCGGGCCTGCCCTGGGCCGCCTCCCAATCCCGCGCGACCTGCTCCCACGAGTACCAGCCCACCGGCGCGTAGAGGGAGGAGATGTGGAAGCCGACCGTGTGCGGGTCCTCGGCAGTGGCGGTGGCCCGCCATTCTCCGCCGGCCAGCATGGCCGTCTTGTGGTGCTCCTCGATCCCCTCATCGCAGGCCTCGCAGTGGTAGCGGGCCGAGCGCGGGTCGCCCTTCTCCCAGCGGAGCCGCTCGAACTTCAGCCACTGCATCTCGCCGCAGTGCGGGCACGGCACGAAGTAGCACCGCTGGTCGGAGGCGGCGTATTCCCGCTCGATCCGGCTGCGGCCCGCGATGGTCGGCGTCGAGACCAGGAAGGCCTTGCGGCGCCAGCCGAAGGTGCGAGCCCGCGCCTCGGCCAGCGCGATCGGGTCGCCTTCGCCCTCGACGTCGCCGGGATAGGCGTCGATCTCGTCGAGGAACAGGAACCGCGCCGTCATCGAGCGCAGCCCGACGGCGCTGTTGGCGCCGGTCAGCACCAGGATGCCGCCCGGGAATTCCTTCGACAGCAGGGTGTTCCCGCTGTCCCGCGCGCGGGCGGGGGCGACCCTCTCCTTGAGGGCTGGCGTTTCCTCCAGCAAGGGGTCGATGCGCTGGCGCGAGAAGCGCTTCGCGAGTTCGACGGTCGGCTGCACCGCCAGCACCGGGGCCGGCACGTGGTGCAGGATGTAGCCGAGCCAGTTGTTGCCGGCCTCGGTGGCGCCGACCTGGGCGCCTTTCATGAACACCACCCGCCGCGCGGGATGCACTGCGGACAGCGCGTCCATCACGTCGCGCAGGTACGGGGTGCGGCTGGTCCGCCACGGCCCGGGTTCCGAGGAGGCCCGGCTGCCGAGGATTCGATGGCGCTCGGCCCATTCCGAGACCCGGAGCTGCGGCGGCGGGCGCAGCATCGCCCCGGCGCGCCGACGGACATGCTCACGCGTCCGCGGCCCGATCTCCGAGACCTGGGGGATCGAAGCGATCGGCCGCCTCCGAGAGCAGGTCGGTGATGTGCCCCTGCAGGACCGTCTGCAGCAGGTGCGGATCGACACCGAGCTCCGCGGCGATCAGCCCCGACACGCGGGCCGGCCAGTTCAGCAGCGCGTCGCGCATCGCGCCCGCGATCTCGTCGATCGTGGCGTTGGCCTCGGCGACATCGAGCAGCCGGCGCTTGTTCTCGTCGAGCGCAAGCCGCTGTGCCTCGACCTTCAGCGCGAGCTGCGCGACCTTCAGTCGGGCGTAGGGCGTGCCCTCGGCGCCGCCGCCACCGCCGCCATTGGCCAGCGGCGAGCGGGCGGGATCCGCAGTCTCCACCAGGCGGCGTCGGGTCTTGTCGATGTCCCACTGGCCGTCCGGCTCGCGGGCGATGCGGTTGGTCTGCTCGGCCTTGCGCAGCGCGGTCTCGGTGATGCCGATGCGGCGGGCGGCCTCGCGGGTCGAGGGGGTCAGCTCGGGCATGGCGGCGACCTCCCGCCGCCCGTGGTGTCCATGACGGGCAAGGGCCCGCTACCTTCCGGTGGCGGGCCCTCGATGCGTCCGGCGGTGTTGTCAGGCCGGCAGGTGGTAGACCGTGTAGGAGCCGCGGGCGCCCTCCTTGTTCGGGCCGACCTGGCGGACCCGCTCCAGCACCTGCACCTCGATCCCCTGGCGCTTCTTCAGGCCCGCAAAGAAGCCGCGGACCGTGTGACCCTGCCAGCCGGTCGCTTCGCAGATCTGCGCAATGGTGGCGCCCTCCTCGCGGCGGAGCAGGGCGAGCACCGCCTCTTGCTTCGTGCCCTCCCGCGGCTTCCGCGGGGCGCCCGGCTCACGCGCTTGGCGCGGCGGCTTGCCCGCCAGGGTCGCGCGGAGGGCCGCCATCGGCCGGTCGAGGGCGGTGATCATGTCCGTCTCTCGGTTCGCCTCGTCGTCCCAGGCGGCCAGCACCGCGGCGGCAGCGTCGCGCAGGCTCGCGCGCGGGGCGCGCGTGGGCGCGGCCTGGGTCGCCTCAGGCGCCGGGGCGTCCTCGTCCCGCGGCGCCTCCTCCGCCCCGCCCGTGGGCGCCGTGTCCGCGCCCGTCGCGCCGGCCTCCGCGGCGGCGCGGCGCTCGGCGTTGCGGCGGGCGATGGCCTCGGCGCTCTGCTCGTCCTCCTCGCCAGCGTCGCCCGCGTTCGGGTCGATGCCGATGGCGCGCAGCCCGTCGTCAGTGATGCGCGCCACGATCCAGGTCCCGTCCTCATCCTGGCGCCAGCCGAGCCCGACATGCTCCCGCGGGGCGTTGATTTCGGTGAGCAGGTTGTTCTTGATCAGGCTGCGGAACACCGCGTTGCGCGCCGCAGCCGGCAGGGTCTTCGGCGCGCGGGCGAGACCCATCTCGTGCTGCGCCGCGGCGCTGAGGATCACGCGCTGGGTGTCGGAAAGCTTCGTCATCGTGGTGGTCTCCGGTGTCGGGTGCCGACCATCGGCCCCTACTGCCAGTAGCCCCGCCGGTGCTGCCGGTCGGGGCCGCGGTGGGTTGTGCCGCGCGCTACTCGGCGAATTCGCCGCGCTTGAAGTAGCAATCCGTCACGCTCGCCAGTCGGCTGTTCCAATGTTCGAGCGTCGCGGCCTTGCCCCAGAGGACCTCCTCGGGATCCGCGCCGAAGTGATCCGCGCTCATCTGCTGCAGTTCGGCGACCATCGCGTCGAAGCGGGCCTTCTGCTGCAGGAAGGCTTCGAGGCTCTTCTGCTGGTTGCGGGCGGTGCGGGCTTCGCGGTCGGTCATGCTGGTCTCCGTCGTGTGGTGCAGGGCATCCCCTGCGTGTGACGGACCATTCGCGCTGTGCCGCGCGTGAGCCAAGCGAGATGCAGCGTTATCTCATTGCGAAGATTGGGCTTTCCCGATCATCCGACCAACCCTGGCACGGCGCCAGTCTCGGGCCATGTCTCGGCCATGGACAGCACCAGCACGCAGCCATCCGCCACGATCTACTACGACGGCGCATGCCCGATCTGCTCGCGCGAGATCGCGCAGTATCGGAAGGCAGAAGGAGGTGACCGCCTCGCCTTCGTCGACGTCTCGACCTGAGCCACCGAGGTCCTGGGCCCGGACCTGTCGCGCGACGCCGCGCTGGCGCGCATGCATGTTCGTCGTGCGGATGGGACATTGGCTTCTGGTGCGGCCGCCTTCGCGGAACTCTGGCAGCAGCTACCCAAGCTCGCCTGGGCGGGGCGGATCGCGTCATCCGCCCTCGTGCTCCCCGTCCTCGAGGTCGGCTACCGCGCCTTCCTTATGATCCGACGCCTGTGGCGCCGGTGACTTCAGGAAGACGCGGACGTCTGCCGCGCCCACGCGCTCAGGGCGCAGCGGCGCCGCGTGCCGCGGCGATGTCCGCAAAGGCGCGATCCTCGCCGTCCAGGATGGCAGCCTCGCCCGTCGCCTCCTGCCAGCGCTGGACGATCACGTCGGCATAGGCCGGGTCGAGCTCGAGGAGCACCGCGCGCCGCCCGGTCCGCTCCGCCGCAATCATCGTGGTGCCAGAGCCGCCGAACGGGTCCAGCACCGTGTCGCGCTGCTTGCTGCTGTTGCGGATCGCGCGCTCGACCAACGCCACCGGCTTCATCGTCGGATGCAGGTCGTTCCGCGCCGGTTTGTCGAAGTGCCAGACGTTTCCCTGGTCGCGCGCGCCGCACCAATAGTGCTGCGCGCCGGCCTTCCAGCCGTAGAGCATCGCCTCGAACTGCTGGTGGTAGTCGGCGCGACCGAGCGCGAAGGTGTTCTTCGCCCAGATGATCGTGCTCGACCACTTGCCGCCCGCCTCCTGCCAGGCGCGGTGCAGCGTCGGCCATTCGGAGGACGACATGCAGACGTAGCAGGCGCCCTTCGTCACCGAGAGCAGGTTGGCCAGCGCAGGGCGGAGGAAGTCGAGGAAGCCCGAGCCCAGCGCGTCGTTGGCGATGGTCATGCGGGCCGCCGTGCCGCCCTGGTAGGCGACGTTGTAGGGCGGGTCCGTGAAGGCCATGTCGGCGAGGCGGTCGGCGCCGAGGGCGCGCTGCACATCGTCCAGCTTCGTGGCGTCGCCGCACAGCAGGCGGTGCTCGCCGCAGCGCCAGAGGTCGCCGGCACGGGTGACGGGGACGGCTGGCGGCTCGGGCGCATCGTCGGCGCCGTCATCGAGGCCGGCGTCGGCGGCGGCGAGCAGCCGGTCGAGCTCCATACCGGAGAACCCGAGCAAATCCAGATCGACCACCGCCTCGTCGCGGATGCGGGCGATCTCGGCGGCGAGCAGCGCTTCGTCCCAGCCAGAGTTCAGCGCGATCTGGTTATCCGCCAGGCGGAGCGCCCGGGCCTGCGCGGGAGAGAGATGGCCGAGCCGCAGCACCGGCACCGAGGTGAGGCCCAGCTGCCTCGCCGCCATGACGCGACCGTGGCCCGCGATCAGCACACCCTCCGCGTCGACCAGGACCGGGTTCACGAAGCCGAACTCGGCGATGGAGGCGGCGATCTGCGCCACCTGTGACGGCGAATGCGTGCGCGCGTTCTCGGCGTAGGGCACCAGCTCAGCCACCGGCACTGCAGAGACGACGAGATCAGGCTGCACTGGCGGTGACCTCCATCCGCGCTGCAGCAACGGCGTCGTAGTCACGCCCGTTGTCCGCCAGCGTCACCGGCAGATCGGGATGCATCATTCGCCAGCGGGCGATCGCCAGGTCGACATAGGCCGGCGCGAGTTCGATGGCGCGGACGCGGCGCCCGGTGCGCTGGCCCGCCAGGATGGTGGTCCCGCTGCCCGAGAAGGGCTCGAACACGAAGTCCCCTTCCTCCGTGTAGGCGCGCATCAGGAACTCGGGCAGCGCGACGGGGAACACGGCCGGGTGCTCGGTCTCGATGCCGCGGCCCTTGTGGCGGGTGATGCGCAGCACACTGTCCGGGATGCGGAAGTCCTGCACCGGCAGGCCAGCGTGCTGGTACTCCGAAATGGTGCCGTCGGCGGCGCGCAGCCCGCTGCCCTTGTTCGGCGTGCCCGCCCACTTGCAGGGCACGATCTTGTTCGCCTGCCGCGCCTCGCGGTTGAAGTGGAAGACCAGCTCGAAGGCCGGTGCGAGGCGGCCATTCCAGTCGCCAGGGAGCCCCGGCCCCTGGTCCCAGGCGTAGAGGCCGAAGCGGCGCCAGCCCCTCGCGCGCATCCAGTCGAGCCAGCCGGACCAGTAGGGCTGCCATTCGCTGTCGCGGTGGATCAGTCCAAGGTTCACGAGCAGCTGCGCATCCACGCGCACGGCCCGGTCGAGATGCTGGAACACGCCCTGCATCAGCGCGTCCCAATCCGACACGCCGCCGGTGGTATAGTCGCGCTGGTTTCCGTACGGCGGGCTGGTGAACACCAGTGCGGCCCGATCCGCGCCCATGACGCGGGCGACCGACGCGGCATCGGTGCTGTCGCCGCAGAGCAGGTGGTGCTCGCCGAGCAGCCAGAGGTCGCCTGGCCGGGTGACGGCCTGGCGCGGCGGATCCAGCTCGGCATCGGCCGGATCATCCTCCGCCGCAGCCTCTGTCTCCGCCGCGCCGTCCCCGCCCCCGTGGACCGCGGGCGCCGACAGGGCCTCGGGCGCGTCGCCGTCGGACACGGCATCTCCAGCCGCCGCGAGGATGTCGTCGAGCTCCGCGGCCGAGAAGCCAAGCGTCGCGAGGTCGAGGTCCGGCGCCGCCTGCACCGCGGCGAGCGCGTCGCGCAGCAGCGCCTGGTCCCAGGTCGCGTTCTCCGCGATACGGTTGTCGGCGAGACGCAGCGCCTCCTTCTGCGCCGCGGAGAGGTGCCGCAGCACGATCGTCGGCACCTTCTCGATGCCGAGCGCCACCGCGGCCTCGAGCCGGCCGTGACCGGCGATCAGCACGCCGGCCTCGTCCACCAGCAGCGGGTTGGTGAAGCCGAAGGCCAGCATGCTGGCCTTGATCTGCTCGATCTGCGCGGCGCTGTGCACGCGCGCGTTGCCGGGATGCGCGCGCAGCTCCGCCACCGGGCGCAGCAGGATCTTCGCTGCCATCCAGGGGAGCGTCATCGGGCCATCCGATATCAGGGTGGGTGCGAACCATGCGAACCGCGGCTGCGAACCAACGCGGCCATGGTTCGCAGCTAAGCGATTGAGATCAGGGACGAAGGGTGCGAACTGCGAACCACTTTTCGGGCCAGGCGCTAGCGATGTCGCGCGCTTCCGCCCCCCGCATACGCCGGGCCCAGGAAGGACCCTGCGGCTCGCGAGCCACTGTCGCTCGGCGGCGACTGCGGCTCGGGAGCCGCAGCGCGGTCACAGCTATTGCGACTATTGATATCCTACCGGATGTGGATTCCGGGCCGCTACAGGGTGAAGTGTAACAGGCGGGTCTCGCGACTGCTTGACGGCATGGGCCTCACGCAGCCTCGTCGTCGCCCTTCGACATGCGTGCGGCTGCTTCGAGCTCTGCCACGTCATCCGAGAAATCCAGGATCATCTGGATTGGCTGATCGCCGCTATGCTCGTCGTTGAAGTGATCAACGTCCTGCTTGATCTGGAAGCAGTCATTCACGATGCCGGTTCGGCGCTGCGCGAATGACTTCTCCATGAACGAGCGCGGAGCGCTGTCGATATCGGCCCAAAGCGTAAGCTGAAGGCCGTTCTCGTTGATGCGGACAGAGTGCTTCGCCCGGTAGCGCCGCCCCTTCGCGTCCGTGCGCTTCTCTTGGCGCAAGCTCTCGGCCAGATCTTCCATGCAGAGCTTCACCACGTCGCGCGGCGCTGGCTTCCATAGGCCATTCTGGATAGCCCAGGCGGCCACGTGATCGAGCGAAACCGGCGATGGGTCCACCTCGGCGGTGTACCGATCAAAAATCCGCTGCATCTGCTCGGAATACTTCGCCACAACGTATCTCCTGAAGCTCGGCTCTACAGATCGGCTTTGACAGCCTGGCCCCACCCATCGGTGACTGCCCGCTCGATGACATGGCGGCGGACAGGAACCTGATACTTCCGCAGGTAGTCGTACCGCCCCATCCGGCGCTGCAGCTGGCCGACGACGATGCCCGGGTGCAGCTGCATCAAGGATGCAAAGCCCACGACATCCCGCTCGGAGAAGTACGGATTCTTGCGGGCGTAGAAGGAGTCCATCTTCTGCCGCGGCACGCAGAAGTCGGCAGCAGCCAGGTTGGCGACGCGCTCCTCCTGAGCCACGTCATTCCCCTCGGAGGCGCCCTCGCCGACAAGGTGGTCGATCATGCCGACCGCCGTCGCTTTGCCGTGGCCAAGTAGGACGTGCTCGATCTCGTGCCGCAGCACGAACCAGAAGTTGTCCAGCCGGTCGTAAAGAGTGGACATCCCGATCACTGGTGCTTCGTCGTCGAGCCAGGTGCAGACGCCGTCGATCTTCGCGTTGGGGAGCGCCTCCACGATGACGAAGCGCACACCACACTCAGCGAGGATCGCCGGTACCTCCCGAGCCGTCTCGGCTTCGACCAGGAGGGCGCGAAGCCGAGGCAGTGCGGCACGCAGCTTGTCGGCAGAGAATGCCGGCACCTTGATCTGTCTCGCCAACTGGCGGACGCGAAACACCCATGCCAGCTGGTGTGGGGGGGTCTCGTCGTAGTGAGTCCTCTTGGCTGCAAAGGCCACCGCGTGGCTCGGCGTATCGTCGTTCGCAACCTCAAAGAAGCGCTCGATCTGCAGCTGGAGGAGCGACGCTTCACCGTCCTCGATCCATCCTCGGCGGATCATGTCACGCACAGGATAGGTGGCCTGCAGCGTGGCGCGTGTGCGAACCGCTGGATCTGGTGACTTCGCATTCGACAGGTCGTAGAGGCTCTGGAGGTTCGCGAAGAACTGCGCTGGCATGTCAAAGGCATCGCCCAGCAGCCGCGCCATGTCCGGGGTGATCGCGCGCTTGCCAGACAGCATGGGGCTGAGCTGCTGTTCGGTCTGGCCAAGGATGAAGGCGAGATCTCGCTGAGACCAGCCCCGCGCCTCCAACTCCATCTTGATGTACACGCCCGGCGGATCCACGCCGACATTCTGCCTAATCGTCATTCGTAACGCTCCCCGCCGGTCATCGTTGTTCCTGCAGCCCCGTGACCGTGACCTTCGTGGGGCTATCCAAGTCGTCGAGACGCAGGCCCATGCTCCAGCGGTCGTTGATCCTTACGGCTGGCCCAGGGCGGTCGGCCCCGCCTGCCGCATTGAAACCGAGACTTTTCCAGTTTCGGAGCGCGCGCCCATCCGGGGCTGCACGCATCATGGTCAGCCTCTGCCGCGCGGTCTGGATGACCGCAACGGGCAGCCGGGTCTCGGCAGCTCGATCGGTCTCGATCAGCGCCGCACGCTCATCATCGAAATCAACCTCCATCAGGAGCAGCTACCCGCCTTCGCGAAGCCTGTCAACACGACTTAACGCCAGGCGTTTAGTCGTCAAGTTCTTGTCGCCAGCCGCGCGGGGCCAGCCTGGGTCTGCTCGACCGCCTGCGAGCGCCTCAGACCACCACGCCGATAGTGAGCCGAAAGAACAGCCAAGGCGGCTACCAGCATGCCTTGTGCCTGCGGGGCCCCCACTGGACGGCCACCCCAACCCTGCCGGTGCGCCCAGTCCCGAACAGAGTGTTCGAGCCCGACCACGTGCCAAACCACGGACCCTGCCGCGCTGGCGAACCCGCCGAGTGCGTCCATCGCCGCGGCGATATGCTCCCGCGCAGCGGCCTGCCGCTCCGTCATGCCGTCGCGCGCCCCGCCGCCGGGCACACGGTCCCAGGCCATCGGTTGCAGATCGTCGAGGGCGGCTGCCCGGAATCTCATCCGAAAGACGACGGCTGCATCATGCATCTCGGCAGTAATCGTTCCGTGGGCCAGCATCAGGCCGACCGTATCAACCGCTCGTCGGTGCTCTACCGGGCTGCCGGTCTCCGGATCGGCCTCGCGAATCGGCCCTGAGAAGTCACCGTGCTGGAGCCGCCACCTCGATGGCTTCGACAGGTCCTCGCGCTGCGCCACCGTGCGCTTCGCCTTCCGCTTACCGGCCATGCTGCTCCCCTCCATGACGGCGCCCCCAGCGCCGGCTGGCTTCGTTGATGACGGCCTGGCGGAGCCAGGGATCGGCGATGTCTTCCACCGCCAGGGCGGCGACGCCGTGTCGGTGCCAGGCAGCGGCGCGCATGGCGTCGAGGTCCACCGCGGTGGACGGGCTGCGTGCCAGGTCCAGACACGACCGGGGCGGCTGCGGCGCATCGGGCAGCCTCATGCCCGACCACCCTGCGGGCCGGTCGCCCAGAGCAGCAGGGCGATGGCGTCAGCCTCGTTGTCGTCGGCCGGCGCGAAGCCGCGGGCGCGCATGGCCGCGATCATCGCCGTCTTGTCGGCGTTGCCGCGGCCTGTGGCGAAGCGCTTGATGGTGCCGACCGGCACGCCCTCGTAGGCGACGCCGCGTTCCTCACACCAGGCCGACAGGTGCGCGAGGAAGCCGCCGTACAGATGCGCGGCGTCGGTGCCGGCGTGGGAGCGCACCTCCTCGAAGGCGATGCGCGCGAGGCCGCCGGTGAGCCCGGCCAGCTCGCCGAGCCAGCTGCGGAAGCGCAGGTAGCGCATGCCGCCACCCTCGAAGCGGGTCGGCTTGAAGGTGATGGTGCCGGAAGTGATGCCGCCGTCCTGGCCGCGCAGCGCCCAGCCGGTGGTGGTGCCGAGGTCGAGGGCGAGGACGGCGGGACGTCCGACAGCGATCGGCAGCGGCGCCACGACAGGCGGGCCGCTTGCGCCGGCGGCGGGCATGGGGAGAGTCAGGGGAGCCATGGGGTCTCCGGAAGGGGGCGGCTGTGGTGAGGGCGGCGACGGCGTGGTTCTTGGCGGAGCTCGCCGTCGCTGCCCGGCATCGAGGGGCTGATCGACGCGCTGGGCGGCCCGCGTGCGATCGGGCTGCGGCGCTGCCGGGGGCTGGCCGTCCATCCTGGTCCAACCTCGCCACGCCAGGTTGGACAGGAAATCTGGCTGTTAATCAGGGACTTGGCTTGCGCCGTCCAACCTGTCCAACCTGCCGACCTCGCCCCTAAACCCGTATAGGAAAATGCATGTCCGGCGGACCTACATCCTTCGCGCATGGCTCTAAGGGAGAAGGTTGGACAGGTTGGACGAGACAGGACGAGCGCGCGGAATGCCGCAGAAAACCTGCGTCTCCGGCCGTCCAACCTCAGGCGCCGAGGTTGGACGAGGTTGGACGAGGTTGGACGGGAGTGCCGCTGCGTCATGGCGCCGGCGTCCCGGGGGCAACGTAGCGCCATTCCCGCGGCGGGGCCTTCGTCCGGTACTTCACCCACTTCCTGGCGCGGAAGAACGCGCCGACGCGCATCTGGTCGGCGCGTGTCCACTTCGCCGCCTCGATGCCGAGCGCCTGCTCCAGCACCTCGCCGATCGAGACGTCGGTCAGCGGCTTCGCCCGCGGCACGAAGCGCTCCTGCCAGTCCTCGAACTGTCCGAAGCCGACATTCACCGGCTTGCGCTCGGAGACGAGCCAGCGCTCGATCCGCGCGTCCCAAGCATCGCCCTGGTAGCGCGCCTCCTGCGCCGCGCTGGCCTCGGCGACGAGTGCGCGGTCCTCGATCCACCAGGGCGCCCCGGCGCGGTAGCGCGCGACGGCCTCGGCCCAGAGCTGGTCGCGGTCGCGCCGCAGCCCCTCGAGGTCGATGTCGCCGCAGCGCAGCGGCCAGAAGCGCCGGTTCCCCGTCTCGTCGCGCAGATAGGTGTCCGGGTTCACCGTCCCGGCGAAGACGCACTGCCGCGGCACGGTGATGACGTAGCGCTCGTAGGGCGGCCGGTACCGGTCGGTGGTACGGCTCAGGAACGCCTTGATGCGCGAGACGTCCGCCTGGCCGATGGCGTCGAGCTCCGCCATCTCGATGATCCAGATGCCGCGCATCTGCTGCGCTGCATCCTTTGAGCCGAGTTCAGCGAGCTCGTCGGTGAACCAGGGCTCGGAGGCGAGCACCTTGAGGGCCGTCGACTTCCGGATGCCCTGTGGCCCCTCCAGGATCAGCATGTGATCGGCCTTGCAGCCGGGCTGCATGATCCGCGCCACGGCGGAGACCATCCACAGCGCGGCCATGCTCCGGTGGAGCGGCGTGTCCTCGGCGCCGAGATAGGCGACGGCCCAGGTGTCGAGACGCGGCGTGCCGTCCCAGGCCAGCGTCTCGAGGTAGTCGCGTACCGGATGGATGCGGATGTTGCGCGACACGGCGACGACGCTGCGGCCGACCACGACGGGCGGGACATTGATCTCGTGCCGCTGCAGCCATTCGGCGCAGCGCACGTCGTCGGCCTCACCCCAGGGGCGGGGGTGCACCGTGCCTGCCGGATCCCAGGGCAGCGCCCGGGCGACGATGATCTCCTGACTGAATTCGTCAAACATGAGCGCGCCCGTGAAGGCGGCGTCGAGCGACAGCGCGGTGATGACGTTGGCCTCGTTGCGCTCCGGCGCACCGCCGGCGTCGATCCGCAGCAGCGAGGCCCAGGGCGGCCGGACAGGCGCGCGGCGGACATCGCCGGTCGCGTTCACGCGCCGCCGCAGCTCGACCAGCTGCTTCTCCAGGATGGAGACGGCGATCCCCGTGGCGGTCTTCACCGCGGTGAGGACCTGGCGCTCCGGGAGCGGGTCGAGCCGCGCCAGGGCCAGCCGGCCCAGCAGGTCGGCGAGCGGCTCGGAGTCAGGCGGGCGGGTGAGGCCGGAGGCGGCCGTGAGCAGCTCTTCCACCGTCGCCGCCGCAGCCGCGGTGGCGGGCGCTTTCGGCGCCGCGCCAGCCGCCTGCTCGTAGTCGGCGGCGGTCGCCCCGCGCCGCAGGTCGTCGTTGAAATCGTCGCCATGCAGCGGAGCGACGATGCGCGAGGGGATGTCGGCGACGTTCAGCCGGTCCGCCAGCGTCGCCGCAGCCTGCATGCCGGCGTGTCCGGCATCAGCGAAGATGGTGACGTGGGTGGTGCCCTCCGGCCACTGCCAGCGCCGCAGCCCCTCGGCCGAGAGCGCCGCCATCGTCGGCACGGCGAACAGGGCCATGGCGGCGAGCGCGGTCTCGATCCCCTCCGCCACGCCGATCCGCCTGTCCTCGGGCATCGGCGACAGCCGCACCGCGCCCCCGGCGACGGGCCCGAGCATCTTTTTCCCCGGCGGCGCCTTCCCGGAGCCGTCGTCCAGCAAATAGGTCCGGTGGATGCCGCCCGTGGGCTCGCCCGCGGCGTCGCGGACGATGGCGACCATCCCGGGCCAGCCGCGCCGGCTCTCGAAGTCAGCAAGGTCGGGGTGGAAGAGGAGGTCTGGGCTGTCGGGCAGGGTGAGGCCGCGGCCGCGGAGATAGGCCTCGGCGGACGAGCCCGCGAGCGGGACGCAGGCGGCGAGGATGCGCGCGACCTCGTGGCTGTGGTCGGGGCGGTGCTCGGCGGCGCGCGGGGGCGGCGCGGGACGGTCCATGCGCGCCAGCCTCGCCGCCTCGTCGAAGAGCCGGGGCTCGGGGGCGCCGGTCGCGTGGTAGACCATGTCGATCGGCCCGGCACTCTCGCCGGTGGCGTGGTCGAACCCCCACCCGGCGAAGCGCCCCTCCAGGTGGATCACACAGGAGCCCTCGCCGCGGGGCGCGCGGCCCGAGAGATCCGCGCAGCGCAACGTGCGGCCGTCCGGGGCGCGCCGGGCGTTCGGGAACAGCGCCGGCAGCCACTCCTTCGCGGTGTCCGCGAGCCGCCGCCGCACCTCCGCCAAGTCGCGCCGGACCGGCGCCAGGCCCGCGTCGTTCAGGTCAATCGGCGCCGCGGTCATGCCAGGATCACCAGCCCCTGCTCGGCCCGGGTGATGACGGTGTAGAGCCAGCGGCGCCGGTCGAGCTCGGTCCGCCCAAGCCCGTCATCCCAGACGACCACGTTCTCCCATTGCGAGCCCTGCGATTTGTGCCCGGTGATGGCCCAGCCGAAGGTCGCCTCGGTCAGCCCCTTCTTGAGCTTCCAGTCGCGGTCGTGGCGACCCTTGTCGAAGGCGACGTGGTCCTCGAAGTGGCCCTTGTAGATGCGCAGTCGCCCGCGGCTGCCGTCGGCCTGAGGGGCGCCGATGCGGTTGCCGTCCTCGTCCGTCACCACCGCCGAGAGGTAGTGGCTGCCCTCGTCGACGATGTCGGAGAGGGTGAGGAACATGCCGTTGATGAGGCCGAGATCGTTCTGGTTCTTGAGGCAGATGATCTTCTCGCCCGGGCCGGTGGGGAGCCAGCCGCCGGCGCCGAAGCCGGCAGCGCGGCGCATCGCGTTGTTCAGCTGCAGCCGGGTCGCGTTCATGCCGCAGATCACCTGGCCGCCGCGCAGCGCCTGCTCTGGCGTGACGTCGAGCTTGCGCATCTTCCAGACGTGGTCGTCGTAGCGACCGAAGCCGATCGGCTCGCCCTGCCGGGCCATGGTGGCGAGGCGGATGATGGCGCTCTCCGCCGCCTGGCGGTGGATCTCCGTCAGCATGATGTCGGGCGCATCCTTGGTGAACGCGCCTTCGCCCTGGATCGGCGGCAGCTGGCCGGGGTCTCCGAGCACGAGGATCGGCTTTCCGAAGCTCAGGAGATCGCGCGCCATCTCCTCGCCGACCATGGAGACCTCGTCCAGCACGATCAGCTTCGCGTGCGCGGCGTCGCTCTTGGCGTTCAGCGCGAAGCGCGGGCGCTTCATATCGGCGACGCCCTGGCGCATGGCCTCGATGGTCGCCTCTGCCGTGGTGCGCTCGAAGCCGGTCAGCCCTCGCGCCCGGGCCACGGCCTCCTCGATCTTCTTCTCGGCGGCCTCGACCTCCTCCTCGGTCGCCTCGATCACGGAGTAGATTAGGCTGTGGATGGTGCGCGCGGGCGTGCCTTTCCGGCGCAGCACCAGCGCGGCCTTGCCTGTGAAGGTGGCGGTGACCACGCCGGGCGTGCAGGGCTCACCGTCCCCACCGCTGCGGTGGTGCTCGAGGCCGAGCTCCTCCAGTGCAAAGCGCAGCACGGTGGACTTCCCGGTGCCGGCATAGCCGAACAGGCGGAAAACCTGCTTGCGGTCAGCCTCGCTCTGGAACCAGTGCTTGATCGCGGCGATCGCCCGATGCTGCGTGTCGGAGGGCGTGATGTCGCTCATCCAGGCGTCTCCCAGCAGCGCGTGGCGTAGGGACAGAGGCGGCACAGATAGAAGTCGGCGGCCTGGGCGATGCGCGGCGGCAGCTCGCCTGCCTCGGCGGCGCGGAGGATCTCGACGGCGTGGTCCGACAGCCGCTGCGCCTCGGCCCCATCGAACGGCACCGCCTCGTGGTGCAGCGCGAGCGTGTCGCGGTTCAGCGCCGTCAGCAGCGCGACCTCGAGCTCGAGGTAGGCCATGTAGAGCTGCACCTGCGCGAAGTAGATCGGCTTCGACAGGCGCAGACCGCGCTTGACCAGGTCGGTCCAGGACTTCTGGCCGAGCGCCTTGTGCTCCCAGAGGGAAGGCCAGCGGATGCCAACATCTGGCCCGGCGACGATAACGCCATCGGCATGGCCACGAAGCTTTCCACCGGCGGCTGCGAATCCGAACTGCCCGCCATCCACGCCACGATCGCGCAGGTCGAAGCCGGCCTGGCGGAGCCAGCGGATGGAGAGCGCCTCGAACTGGTGCCCCGCGTCGAAGACGCGAAGGATGCCTGCGTCGAAGTCGCGATCCTTCGGCGCGTGGGTGATCTCGTAGACCAGCTTGCGGGCGCAAGGCTCGCCAACGCGGCTGCCACCGAGATAGTCGCGCGGCATCTGCTGCCGCTGGCGCGCGAGAAGGGCAGCATCGATGTGTATGTTGATGCGTGCGGTGATCGCAGCGGCGTCGCTAGGCGGTGCGTCGCCACGTCCATAGACAGCACCGGAGCCGTGATTCAGGTCGAGCAGCACCGTCACCTCAGAAGGGAATGGGGTCGTCGAGTGGATCGCGCTCGGCTGCCTGGCGCTGCATCGAGGCCTGGAAGCCGTCGACGCAGGCCTCGATGATGCGATCGATCTCCGCCGCGCTGCGGTCGTGGAACGGCGCCATGAGCTGCAGCTCGACCAGCACCTCCGCGAGCGGCCGCCGCGCCTCCTTGATCGCGCGCGCCTCCATCTGCGTCTTGTCGATCACGCCGTTCGATCTCCGCGCGAGCGCGCCACCGGCGTCGCAGCAGGCCATGCTGCAGAACCGGTGGTGCGGGAACTCGCCGAGCCGCATCTCGTGCACGTAGCCGAAGCCCTTCGCCTCACGGCTGCACAGGGCGCAGACCAGGCGACGAACCTGGTCCTCCGGCCTGCAGCCCGGCAGCGGCATCGGCTTCGCGATAGGAGGACGGACCTCCCGTGGCCGGCTCCAGCGTCGTCGGGCCATGCCGCCATCAGCCGTTCAGCCAGGCCGGACCGTTGGCGAGCGGCGCCTGCGGCGGCGGGGGCGCGGGCTGGGCGGAGGGCGCGGCGGCAGGGGCAGCCCATGCCAGGGCGGCGGTCACCGAGGCCCGGGGCGCGCCCGTGTTCGCCCAGGCGGGCGCCGCCACGGAGGGCGCGGAGGCGGGACGCGGCGCGCGATGCGTGGAGGGCGATGGCGGTACCAGCTCGCCCGCCATGATGCGCGCGTATTCGGGCTCGCCCGGCAGCACGACCCGGTCGAGCCTGTTCTGGTCGCCATACTCGGCGTTGGTCGATGCCTCGACCTTGATCTTGGCGGCGAAGGTGATGCCGGAGAGATCGGCAAGCCCGCGCAGCACGCGCTTGGCCTTGGCTGCCTCGCTCATGTCCTGCGGATCGAGGCCGAGGGCGCTGTCGATCATGGCGCGGAAGTTCCCCTTCGAGATCTTCCAGGCGATGGAGACGCCGTGCTCGTCGACCTTCCCGCCCGTGACGGTGAAGTTCTGCCAGAACTTCCGCTTGGCATGCGGGCCGGCCAGCACCGTGAACTCGGCATCGATCATCTTGGTGTCGCCGCCGCTGCGAGAGGCCTTCAGCAGCCCGCGATCCACCTCGCCCTGGCCGTCGATACCGCCGGGGCGGATCACCATCGTCACCTTCGCGAAGGTGCCGTCCGGGATCAGGTCGGAGCTGCGCGGCAGCTCGGCATCGTTCATGTCGTACATCGAGGTCTCCTCTCGGCTCAGGTGATGGGCGCGGCGGGCGCGTTGATCTTGCGGAGCAGCGCGGCGAGGTCGGCGGGCTCGGTCTCGTCGAGCCGGCCGGAGCGATCCTTCGCCGGCAGCCCGAAGCGATTGCCGGCGCGGCACACGAAGCGCCGCTCGGTGCCGCGCTCGGGGTCGTGGCGCAGCGTGCCGTCCTCCTCCCGCGCGAAGAGCGACATGGAGATCACCTGGTCGACGATGCCGGGGAGCTCGCGGCCGGCTTTGCCTCCCTCCATCTGCGGCTGCCAGGTGACCTTGCCGAACTCGTCGGTGTGCTTCTCCAGGATGCCGACCATGATCGTGGTCTTGCCCGGCGCGTGCTGCAGGTGCTTCAGCAGCCCGATGACCTCGCGCGCCATCAAACCGTAGGCGCCGCGGACATCCGGCTTGCCGGTCTTTTCGGAGAAGGCCTCGGGCTGCTTCTTGGCCCAGGCCATCGCCTGCCGCGTCAGGTCGGTGATGCTGTCCAGGAAGACGATGGACTTGCTGGCGAGCAGCGCGACCAGTTCGGGATGCAGGCCGGCGAAGTGCGTGTAGTGCTGCTGCGAGAAGAACGCCTCCGGCGCCGCGGCGGGGTTCGGGCCGCCAACCAGCGAGGCGAGCACCACCATGTCCTCGAAGCAGCGGACGGGGATGCTGTCGCCCGGCCAGTCCTGGACGGACTTCATCCCGGCCTCGAGGTCGATGCAGACCGTCTCGCTGGGCGCCAGGCGCTTCAGCTGCGTCGTCTTGCCGACGCCGGTCGGCCCGAACAGCGCGATCGTGGTCTTGTTGGCCGCGCGCGACAGGCGCTCGTCGGCGGTGACGATGCGGAGTGCCATCAGCGCGGCCCTCCGATGGCAGGGCGGATGCCCGGCCCGTGCGGGCTGTCGCGCAGGGCGACGTCGTTCAGGATGGTAAGGCGGTAGCTGGGCTTTCCGGTCCGCACCGTGCGCGCCGGCTCGAAGGCGCCGCGGATGCGCTCCGGCCAGGCGGCGTAGGCGCGCTCCGAGACCTTGAAGGTCAGCTCGACATACTCGGCAGGGTCCTCGCCGCCGGCGCGGATCTGCTCCACCAGCGCGGCGAGGCGCCGCTGGTCCCATTCCACCCGCTTGGGCAGTTCGACGGCAACTTCGACGGTGCTGTCCTCGAAGCGGACGATGCCGGTGTCCTTGCCCGCCGCGGCGCGGGCGCCAACCGCGCGCTGCTCGTAGCGGAGGGCGATGGCGCCCTCGATCCAGTCGAGGGTGCGCTTGGCCGCGTCCAGCGCCTCGCGGGCATCGGACTGGAGCAACGCGAGATGCTCGGCCGGCAGGGCGATCACCTCGCCCACCGGCAGGTGACGCAGGGCGTCCAGGGTCGGACGGTTGGAACGCATGTCCATGATCACGCGGCCTCCTGCATGGGCGTGGCGGGGACCATGGAGGCGCCATCGGCGATGGCTGGGGCTGGCGTCGGCTCCGGGATCCGTAGCGCGCGGCGGAGGTCCGCCGGCATGGCGGAATGCGGGATGCGTGCGAGGGCGCTGCGCCGCAGCCGCAGCGGGCAGAGGTCGGCGATCTCGCACCAGGCTTCCCGCGCCTGGCGCCAGTTGGGCCCGCTATCCAGCAGGAAGCGCACCGCCTCCTCGCGCTCCTGCGGCTTGAGGCCAGGCGTGAAGGTGCGGCGCGGCCCCTGCGGCGTGTCGATCATCCGCGGGCGGGCGAGGCGCGCATCGGGGGTGGCGGCGTCCTCCAGCGCGCGGTGGATGACGGCGGCGGCGAGCTGGATTTCGGGAACAGGCAACCGTTCGGACAGCATGCAGCGATGCTCCGTGAAGGGCGGGGACGGGTCGGGCGGGGAGAAGGGGAAGGACGGAGCGGGGCTATCCGTCGTCGGCCCCGGCGCGGGGCGGATCGCCGGTGGCCATGGGCGCGCCGACCAGATCGGCGGGGCTGAGCGCGATGCCCTGCGCGGCGGCCAGCGCGAGCAGGCGCTGGTGGTGGCGCGCGGGGATCAGCCCGCCGCTGCCGCCGCGGTGCTTGGGCAGCGCCCAGCGATGCACGGCGCTGCGGTCGAGGCGGAGCAACTGGGCGAGCGGGCCTGCGCCGCCGAAGCGGGCGAGGACGGTGGCGGCGGGATCAGCCGGGGGCATGGGGGATAGGTAGATCGTCCTCCGCGCGCGCCACAATGCACTATTTGCGCTTGATGTGGTTGACCCACCCCGCATTGCAGATTACGCAACACTATCCCCGGTATCCACAGCTTTCCCCATGGACAGCCGGGGGGAATCGAGGTGGGAGCCTGCCGATGTCGACAGCCAGAGCCGCATGCGGACCGATGCGGCGTGCCGAATCGCCATGCTGACGATCGAGCAGATCCGGGAAGGGCTCGCCCAGCCCGGCAAGTCGCAGAAGGGCCTGGCCGCGGCGATGGGCGTCGACAACAGCACAATAAGCCGTTTGCTGGCGGGCAAGCGGCCGATGCGGGCCCACGAGATCCCGGTGATCCTCGGCTACCTGGAGGCGGGTTCGACCGTGGCCGGGGGACGGGCGCGCGCGATGCCGGAGATCGTCCAGATCGGCGGTGACCGATTCGCCATGCTGCCGGTCTACGACGACATGGTCTCCGCGGGCCCGGGCCTTGAGGCCGAGGATGCGCCGCCCTCCTATCGCCTTGCATTCCGGGTTGACTGGCTGCGCCGCGCGGCGCGCGGGAACATCGGCGATCTCGTGGTGCTGACGGTCGACGGCGATTCGATGGAGCCGACGCTGCGCCAGGGCGATTCGGTGCTGGTCGACATGGGCCAGCAGCGCCCGGGCCAGAAGGACGGGATCTACGTGATCCGCACCGATGGCGGGCTGCAGGTGAAGCGCGTCGCGGTGAATCCGACCAACGGACGGATCAGCGTGATCTCGGACAACAGGGAATTCTACCCGACCTTCAGCGACATCCAGCCGGAAGCGATCCACGTCATCGGGCGGGTTATCTGGCTCGGGCGCCAGGTCGGGATGTGAGGGCTGCGCGCTCGCTGCAATCAGTGCATTGCACGGGCGGTCCCTCATCTGGCAGCAGCGGGGCATGGTCCGCCTCGCCGCCCAGCCCCTCAATCAGCATCTCCCGCCCCACCTCCGCGAGGTGTGCGACCTTCTCGCCCGCGGCCTCCTGCGGCTGCGCAGCCGCGCTGCCGAGGATCTCGCGCGCGACGCCGCGGACCGCGGAGAGCGGCCGCTACACTTCCCAGCCACCCAGCGCCTGCATGCGAACCGGACCACCCGGAGAGACGCATGACGCGCACCACGAAGCCCAAGCTCACCACCCCGCCGGCGTTCACCGCCCCCGCCATCCCGCCCGCCGACGTGCTCGGCCGGCTCGCCGCCCTGAAGAGCGCCGCCACGCCAGTGCTGAAGCAGCAATGGCGCGAACTCTTCGGCACCGAGCCGCCGCCCTACAACCGGCGCTTCCTGGAAAGCCGCCTGGCCTATCGGATCCAGGAACTGGCCTATGGCGGCCTGAAGCCGGAGACGCTGGCCCGCCTCGAGGCGCTCGGCGAGCAGCTCGACGGCGGGAAGGTCACGGTCCGCCGCATGCGCGGCGACGACAAGCCGATCGCCGGCACCCAGCTCATCCGCGAGTACCAGGGGGTCGAGCACGTGGTGACTGTCACGCGCGCCGGCTACGAGTACGAGGGCCAGCCCTACCAGTCGCTCTCGGCGATCGCGCGCGCCATCACCGGCACGCGCTGGAACGGGCGCGTGTTCTTCGGGCTGCGCCCGAGCCGGAGCGCGGCATGAAGCGCGATGCGAAGCCCGCCGGCGCGATGCCGGCGACCGTGCGCAAGCTGCGCTGCGCGGTCTACACCCGGAAGTCGAGCGAGGAAGGCCTCGACATGGAGTTCAACTCCCTCGACGCTCAGCGTGAGGCGTGCGAGGCCTTCATCGCCTCGCAGCGGGCCGAGGGCTGGGTCTTGGTGCGCGACCGCTACGACGATGGCGGCATCTCTGGCGGCACCCTGGAACGCCCCGCCCTGAAGCGCCTGGTCGCCGACATCCAGGAGGGGTTGGTCGATGTCGTGGTGGTCTACAAGATCGACCGCCTCTCCCGCTCGCTGGTGGATTTTACCAAGCTGGTCGAAGTGTTCGACGCGAACAGCGTGACGTTCGTGTCAGTCACGCAGAGCTTCAATACCACCACCAGCATGGGGCGGCTGACGCTGAACATCCTGCTCAGCTTTGCCCAGTTCGAGCGAGAGGTCATCGGCGAGCGGATCCGCGACAAGGTGGCGGCGTCTCGCAAGCGGGGGATGTGGATGGGCGGCTTCGTGCCGCTCGGCTACGACGTGCGCGAACGGAAGCTTTTGGTGAACGACGCCGAGGCCGCGATGGTGCAGCGGATCTTCCAGGGCTTCGTCGAGACGGAGTCCTGCACCAGGCTGGTGCAGGTGCTGCGCGCCGAGGGCGCCACCACGAAGCGGGGCCGGCCGCTGACGAAGAGCGACGTCTACCGCATCCTCAGCAACCGCGTGTATCTGGGCGAGGCGGTGCACAAGGGCACGGCCTATCCCGGCGAGCACGACGCCATCGTCACCCAGGCGCAGTGGGACGCGGTGCACGCGATCCTGCAGGTCAGCCCGCGGGTGCGGGTCAACCGGACGCGGAACACGACCGCGCCGCTGCTGCGCGGGTTGATCTTCGACAGCGAGGGGCGCGCCATGTCGCCAAGCCACAGCCGCGGCCGGGGCGGGCAGATGTACCGCTACTATGTCAGCCAAGCCGTGCTGAAGGGCGGTGCCACCGAGCGGCCGGCCATCGCGCGGCTGCCGGCGGGCGAGATCGAGGCAGCGGTGGTCGGTCAGGTTCGCGCGTTGCTGCGCCAGCCCGAGATAGTGGTCGGCACATGTCGGGCGGCGCGCACGACGGCGCCGGACGTGACGGAGCAGGAGGTGCTGTTGGCGCTGGAGCGGATCGAGCCGCTGTGGGACGAACTCTTCCCCGCTGAGCGGGCGCGCATCGTCCGGCTTTTGGTGGACAGGGTCGACGTCCGGGCGGAGGGCGCCGCGGTGCGGCTGCGGCTGGACGGGCTCGGTAGCCTGGTGCGGGATCTGGCTGCGCAGGCGCCCGAGGCCGGGAGGGCGGCAGCGTGAGCGGCGCGGCGCAGACCCTCACGGTGGTCATCCCGCTTTGGGTGAAGCCGCGTGGCGGGCGGAAGGCGATGGTCACGCCCGGTGTGCTGGCGCTGGAGCGCCGGCAGGACATCACGCTCATCAAGGCCGTGGCGCGAGCGTTCCGGTGGCGGCGGATGCTGGAGTCCGGGCGCTTCGCCACGATCAATGAGCTCGCCGCGGCCGAGAAGATCAACGCGTCCTACGTCTCGCGCGTGCTGCGGCTGACGCTGCTGGCGCCGGACATCGTCGAGGCAATCCTGGATGGGCGGCAGCCGGAGGGGATGACGCTGCCGGGGCAGATGAAGCCGTTCCCCGAAGAATGGCATCGACAGCGACAGCGGTCCCTTGCTGTCCCGATAGCCTTGACCGAGCAACGAAACTGACCACCCACAAGGAGACTGAACTCCTCAGCCGCGGAAGGCCCCCAAGCCCTGCCATTGCCCCTCCCGGTCACGGGTCGGGTAGCAATACTCACTCCCGTATGCCTGCCAGAGCGCGTCAAGGACCGGCTCAAGGGCACGGTCATCAGAGTCGTAGGCCGCTTCGATTATCAGCGGCGCGAACAGGAGGTCGCGCCGATCAAGTTCATCTGATGCATCCGCGAATGTGCTCTGTGGCGGTATGCGCGACCCTTCCGCGTGCAGGAACGAGATCAAGACGGCGACCGGATCCGAGATTCCGAACTTCCTCAGGCCGCCAACCGACCTTCGGACTGCAGAGGCCAACTGTGTGACAAGCGAACCCGACACGACATACCGCCTCACAGAGCCATCGCGGTCGATATCGCGGACGTAGCCGCCGCGCGCCATCTCGATCCGACCGTCGCGAAAGATCTGCGTGTACGACGTGGTGCGGCCGGGTCCGTGGGATGCTGACGAATGGATGAGCAGCCCGTCGAAGTTAAAGCGATAGGTTGATCCCGGGTCGCCAGGCGGAGCGAAAGCAGTCATCGCCTCCTGCACGCTAGGCATCACGAAGTCCGACGTGGACCTGCCCAGGGGAACGGCTTGCACTAACATCTGACCTGGCGCATGCAATGCCACACCGCGCTCGCCAGACTGCAGGCGGGCGATGCGATCGATCCGAAACTCGAGTAGTCGCCTTTCCGTATCGGCACCGCCGAGAAAGACCGCACGCAGTTGGTCAACGCTTGGCTCATATACGCCCGCCGAATGGCGCAGAAAGTATTTGTTCAGGCGCTTGAATGTCACTCGGTGTGGTGGGTGCCAGCTTCGCGGGACTCGCAAGACGAGCAACATGCCACCAGCGACAGGCACCTCCCGGATCTGCACACCCACCAACCGCGGCTCAACAGAGTCCAGCAGCACGTTCTCAAGCCGCTGCTTTTCGGAATCGGCGACGCTTGCCTCCATCGCGTTCAGCGAGCTGGCGATTCCGCCGTCTGCGACCAGACCAACGACAATGTGACCACCGGATGTGTTTGCAAGCGCCGTTACGTCTTTCAGGAATTCGCGCTTATCGTCGTCGGATCCACCATACGAAGTCTTCTTGAACTCGAGGTCCTGTCCTTCAACGACACCATTCTCGATCAACATCACCAGATGGCGCGCCTCGATTTGCGGCAGAGGAATCGTGTCAAGCAGCGACATGAGATATCCTCGCAAACGCGGCGTAGGAGGTGAGCACCGTCACTCCGACTGCCCTCCTCCGCTAACCATCATGCAGCGCCTTGCGCAGCGCATCAGCGGGATCGAGGTAGAACACGATCTGCACCCGTGCGGCGGCCTCGTCAGACAGGTCGACAAGCTGGCGCCGGCATGCCACCGGCATCAGTACGGTCGCTGCCCCCTTTTCCATGGCAAGCTCAACCACGTCGATCGGGTTGTGAACGGTCTCGACCGAGCCGCCGAGGTTCAATCCACCAATGATGGCGAGGCCGCCCTTCAACGGACGAGCGAGCAACGCGGAGCACAGCGCCACAAGCGCGGCGATGCCAAGGTCGGCGCCGCTCTTGCTCGCATCGAATGACCGAAGCTGAACAGCGAACTCATGCTCGCGAGGATTCCGCTCCCCCACTAGGTCGCGGGCGCGGCCGTAGAGGTTCTGCTCCGCAATACGGATGCTCTCCCGGAACGGCGCAGGTGGCGACTGGTTCAGAATCCGCACGCCACTGCCGGGACCTTCTGTAACCTCGATGCGGTACAGGCCTGCCGCTTCATCCTGCCCGCCGGGGCTCAGCGCCCACACCTGGCCCGCAGGAAGAGGATCGCCGCCGATGCTGTCTTCGCTCTGGAGTTCGGGCGTTGCCACGAAGTGCTCTACGCCGTCGGGGCCGATCGAGTAGCTGAATTGCGTGTTGCGGAACTCCGCCGAACCGATCCGCTTCTGCTGCTCCTTCACACGCCGGCGCACCTCCAGCGCCAGCCGAACGGCCCATTCGAGATCTTCGTCGCTCACGGGTGCCCGAGCGTCCGGGTGCATCAGCTTCAGAAGACCGCTGACGGTCTTATTCACCGCGTTCTGGTCGCGACCCGACAGCGCACCGCCAAAATGCACGCGCCCGAGCAGGACGTTCGCGCGTGTGCCATCCCGCAGGCGTGTGAACGCCTCCGCCAGCACATCGCTGACGAGTCCAAAGTGATCAGTGAACAGCGTGCGGCTGACCTTCGGGATGTCCCAGCCTGGCAGGTAGGAGTGGATGCGATCCATGAAAGCAGTGTCGTTCCGCATCTCGGGAGGCAGAGGACCGAAGAGATGGCCCACCCGCTGCTGATGCTGCACATCGACATCGAAGTTGCCGACGAGAACGATGCTGCCCTCCGCACGGATGCTCTCTCGCCCTCGGGAGAACTCGCCACTCTCCATGTAGCCCTTCATGATGTTCACGCCGTCCTTCTGGTCGAAGGACACGCCTGACACCTCGTCAAAGCAGACGACGTCGTATTGGCAGACCAGACCGCGCTGCCCGTTCGCCATGTTCACGAACATTCGGGCCACAGTGGCCTTACCGCCGGACACCAGGTGGGCATAGGGCGAGACCTGCTGGAACAGGTGGCTCTTGCCTGTTCCGCGCGGACCTAGCTCCACCATGTTGTAGTTCCGCTCTACGAACGGGATCATGCGAAGGATTGAGATGTCCTTCGCGCGAGGGCTGAGCTTGCTCGGCTCCAGGCCAACGCTGCGGAGCAACAGGTCCTTCCACTGCTCCGTCGTCATCCTGGCGCGGCCCTCGATGATTCGGTCGAGGATACCGCGTGTCGAAAGCTGAATCGGTCGAACTGCGTTCACCTGGAACGGCCGGCCGCCGCGCTCCTGCGCGATTGTCGCGTCGTAGCCGAGGTCGACCTCGGCATAGAACCCACCAGTCAGCATCCGCTCGTTCTCGCGGACCAGTTCATCGGCGATCCGCACGTCGGTGAGGCGGAGGCTGGGCAGGGTGGCGAGGTAGCTGTCCGACTTAGCGTCAAGCCGAGCGGTCACGATATCAATCACGCGAACAGCGCCCGTCTCGCGGGCGCGAGACTTCAGCAGTTCATCCTCGCCTGCCCGCACCGTCCGGGATGTAAGCTGGCCGCGGACCAGCTCTACGCCTTCGGCGATCTCTTGCTCATCGGTCGTCGCGCAGTAGCGGCCCAGCATGAACTCGACGACGTAGGTGGGCACCGGAAACTGGCCCCGAAACTGGCGAACCAAGTCCTTCCGAACGATGAGGCCCTTGAAGGCCTCAGCCGCCAGTCTGTCGAGCGCGTCCAACTCCATCACGAGCCCCCAATCACAACGGCCCGGCTCGTAACGACCGTTCCGCCGTCTCCCCGGAGAACCAGCAGCGCGGGCTTACCCTCCAGAAGATCGTCGGGCACCAGCAGCGCGGTCTTACCATCGGCATCGAGCGGCAGGGCCTGCTTGACCACGGATCCGCCTTCGCCATCGGCGCCGAGCAAGATGTCGGCAATCAACCCGTCGCCGCCGTCAGCCTGAATTCGCAGCCTCAACCCCGACCACTCTGCCGTCACGATGGCGGCATGTCGGGCGCCAGCCAAGGGAGCGACGAGAATCTCAGGGACGATGGATTCCTGAGGGCTAATCCCGCCATGGGCATAGTCCTGGCCGCCGCGGAAGGCGTGGGCGCCCGGCGCCGTCGCCACGGATACCGCCGGGTTCCAACTCCACGGGAGCCTGCGCGCCGTGGTGGCAGCGCCGTCCTTGATGACAGCGCAGCGCGACCACTTCGTCTCCGTTAGTCCCGCATCGAGCTTCGCGACTGGCAGACCGCCAGGCAGCAGTAGCCACCCGTGATCTGTTGCGATGCGCACGCGTCGGCCGGATCGCGCCAGCCGCAGCACGTGACCCGCAAGCGAGGCGAGCTCGCTTTCAAGTCGATCGACCATGCGCGACTGCTGGTCATGCCCATCGCGGTCGAAGTGGCCTCTCTCAACCCATCCCGCCTCGTTTCCGACCAGCACTTCCTCGGCACGCCAGCCGAGTTCCTTCATCTCGCGCATCAAGATAGCCTGTTCGGCGAGCTTGCCGTCTGCCGCCGTCGGGTAGAAGTCGCTGGTCTGCGCGGCGCCCTTGAAGCGGCTGGCAGCTGGGCTCGCGAGCGGCTTGCAGGTCGCGGTCACTGTGGGGAAGCCCGCCCATCTCCAGGAGACATCCGCTGTGGCGCCCTGTTCACGCACCATCGCTGCCAGGCGTTGCGCCAAGTCCATGCGAAGCCCGTCGACGAATAGGATGGTGTCAGCAGGCGCCGGCAGAGACGATTGTGGCACGCCATCGCGCAGCATCGTTTGAAGCGCCTCGGCATCGCGGTGCAGTCGGGGCGCATAGATGGCGCGAAGCGCGGCGGTGACGGCAACCCGGTTCTCCGCTGCGTGCAGCGCAGCACCGTTGCCGGTTGGCGCAGTGGCTGCCAAGGCAGCAAGCGCAGCCCAATCCGCCTGCCAGCCCTCCGCTGCGTAGGCCGCGGCCAACCCGTCCGCATCCGCAACTGGCAAGGGCGGCGTCGTGGCGAGCGTGGCGAGGTGTGCGACAGCGAAAGCCAGCGGTGCCTGCCCGCGCACAGCCCATGGGCCAGAACACCGCACAGCGTGCTCCTTAGCGAGGGCACAGATCTCGTCGCGCGCTGTCGCAGCGGGCTTGTCGGCGAGAGCCAGTAGCGCTGCCCGCAACCTATCCTCCGCCCGCGCATTCGCAGCAGCGTAGACAGTGGGATCGGCGAAGAGCCCGTCCGGCGCTTCCTGCGCGATCAGCAGCGCCGCGGCGTCCTCGTGGAAGCCGGGGCCGCCCTGCGCGAAACGGCTCCAGATCGCGTCCCAGCCCTTCTCGCGCTTGAGCAGCCGTTGTGCGGCGACGCCCGGCTTCACCTTCACCGGGTCGATTTTTAGCTCGGTCTTCGCCCGAGCGCAGAAGGCAGCGAAGCGCGCCGGATCCGTGCTCGCGTCGAAGCGTCCGCCGAGCCAGGCCAACGTGTCCTCTGCCAGGTCTGGCGCCAGCAGGCTGTGCAGCCATGGCCCGTCCAACCGGCGGTCCCGCAGCTCGGCGAGCGACATCGCGAAGAGCTTCGGTGCAGCGGCGAGCAGGGCGAGGCGCGTCGGCTCGTCCTGCGCCACATCGAGCCCGAGACCGCCATAGGCCGTCTTCGCGGAAAGGAAGCCGCGCAGGGTCCAGTCACGCCCGTTGGGGTGACCAAAGGTGCTGCCGCCTACCACCAGCCACGCGAGGAGCTGGAGGTGCGTTGGGCACTCCTCGGCGGCGCGCAGCGTCTCCCGTGCGATGCCGGGGAGGTAGAGGATGGCGGGGGCGTCGCCCTCCCAGTTCACGCCGGGCACGGCGCGGCCGGCGGCGGTGCGCAGCCAGATCGCGGGGCCCTGACGGAGTGCAGGATCGTGGTCGCCGAAGGTCAGTAGATTGGGCAATGCGCGGCGCAGGGCCGGTAGCAGCGGCACGAAGTCGCGAGCTGGATCGCACCAGAGCAGGGCCTCGGGCGGCGCTTCGGCGCGCGGGTCGTGGTCGCCGGCGGCACGAAGGGCTGTGACCAGGGCATCAAGCGGCGTGGTCAT